TCAACCATTGACGACAAACCAACGTTTATCGCTTTCATTTGGTCCTATTTTCACAACCTTCAGTTGTAATTCCATCGTCTCAGACATAGATATCTCTGTGACATTGTTCGGCAAAAACTCCCCATCGGGATATATTTTAATCACTGGCCTTGGTGCTAACCTTCCAGCGGCAACGAAATAGAACAAATTAACTTCTGTTCCGGCTTCTACTTGGGTAGCCAAAGGCATACATAGCGTATGATTGTTTACAGAAGAGCCTTTGCAATAAATATAAGCATTTGTTCGTCCTGAAAGAGAGCAAACCGTGGTTTCATTCGGTTCTAAGTCAATCCGGATATATGGAGTAATAATACTTCCATTAACATCTACGCTATTGCACTTTATTTTGCCACGTAAAAAGTCAAGGAGTAAGTTAGGAGCAAATTCATTCCTACTAAACCCTTCATAGTTTGACGTTTCATTACCATTTGTATCTTTTCCCTGCTGTGAGAACATAAATTCTTCATAGAAAACAGCACTTGCCAATTTCGCAAACTGGGCCATGAGTATTTCTATGTAGATGGCTTTAAAATTCTCAAAAGGTATCCAAGTGGCTTTTTGGCCGTTCACTGCATAGTCTTTTTGAGGAGTATTAAGGTTTGATGGCATTCCCTGTCCGACCCAGCTTGTGACTTGATTCATGACGTAATACATCCCATTGTACAAAACATAAGGTGCAATCAGATCCGTACAAAGATAAGTCATGGTCATGCTATACTCGCCTGCCGGAAATGGTAGTTGCCCTCTTTTGCCAGGCTCACTTTTTTTGGCAAACTTAACCGTTCTTGTTACACTTGCTATTCCCATATATACCACTTTAAGAAACAGTCTCGATATATACTGCCACATCTGTACCAGCCTGCTCACACATCGCATAAGTTACAGTATAATTAGCCTGATTAGAAACACTTCCTAAAATTATACCTACACTATCAATAGCGGTAAAATTGAACTTCATATCCATCGCTTTTGTAGTAGTACCACGCTTCACGACAATTGGAGCATAGACAACGGTGTCTCCCTCTTCTTCTATCGTTTCATCAGCCGGTGTAGGCATAGGAATGATTTCATAAGGATCGGAAGCGTCCATAACTCCTTGTATGTCCGTACCGATTTCCGTCCCATTCTGAGAAACCACACACTTGAAGTTTGAGTAACAATCAACCATATCACCCGTAACGGTCAACGTCTGAGTAGTCTTTCCGGAGAGTAAGGACCAGGCACCGCTAACTAACTTATACCATTTGTAGGTCAAATTAGAAGTAACGGCAACGCCTGCCTGATATGTCATAGCTTTCAGAACACAGCTGCCTCCTTTTTCCGTAATGGTGAAATACTTAGCATCCCCCGCAGCAATAGTAACGAAATAAGGAGATCCGGTTGCCCGGCGGATGGGAATATTATATACCCCCTGTACCTTATCGGTCGTAGTGCCATATACAACAGTAGCCTCGGCTTTTATGGTGCAAGGTGCAGCTCCGGCGGCAACAACAAGGTTTTTCAAGATCTTTATGCCCCAATAGTCTTGTGCGCCGGCAGCATACGGAAGTTTACGAAAATGACCTGTCTCACCGTTGAATACATTGGTTGAAATGTTATTCGTAAAAGTGAGCTTTACACCATTGAAATACCAGTCAACGGCAGTCGGTACGGTCACACCTTCAGCAACACGGCTCGATGTCACGACAAACACCAACTGCGGCTGAGTTTGTGAGAAGTCCGGCACGATAGCGCCAATAGCTCCAATCGAACCCTCAAACTCCTGGTACAAATCCCCGGAAGGCGAATTAATAATTGTGGTGTAAGTTCCAGCCTTTGGCGAGAACTTTACACCTACTTGTTTGGTAGCAACACTCATAATAATTCTCCCTCGTTATTAGTTTCCGAACCGGTAGATTCATCTTCTGTATCTCCTGGGGCGTCTTCCCCTTTAGGTTGACACCATTCAGGTGTCGTTACCAAAATAGGATGATTAGTACCATCTATTTCGTCCTTTGCCACATTGGGAGTCAAAACAACTCCACCACAATAAGCAGCACGGGTAAAGATATCCTCACCGGGGAAGCGAAGAATATCAGCCTGCCACAATAGATAATTTCCATCCGCAGTTTTATTGCGGATAGCGGTTAATCCCATTTCACGGGCAACCAACTCTGTCACTTTGATATAATTAGCCATAGTTTTTAATTGATTATTACTTCGTTATTATAGCTTTACCGTCATTGGTGGTTATAATCTTCTCATCAGTGACAGCAAGCATCTTATAGTTTCCTTTATCCACGACTTCGACACCAAGCAATCCGCTCGTAACATCAACTGCTGAGAGCTTTGGGGATTCTCCGGTACCGATGACCGTGTTATCTTTGTACCAGGTTGCACGCAACTCCTGCATGGCGTTTGAAATAATACCTTTCGGTCCGACCACAATAACTTTGGGTTGTACTACAGTTGTGCCGGGAGCTATGCGATTAGGTATATTGATAATATCATAATCGAACGGTGGCAAACGCCTTACAACCGTAGTCGTCGCAGTTGAATCGGCATCTGTAGGAGACGCTGCCGGAGAACCGGTAGGAGAAAATGTAGCTTTACAGACATACGTTTGTTTTTCGCCCATCATATCCCTGTCAACAACAAGTACATTGTCATTGGCACTGATAATATCCATGTCAAGTTCATCAGATCCGGCAAGAGTCAATGTTCCATTTTCACGTAGCTTATACCAGAAGAATTTTCTTTTAGCGGTATCACCGGTATAGTCTGTTTCACCGACCATCAGTTTGGCAGTTATAATCTGCTGGGCAGCATCTTCCCACGGATTCCAGAGGTGAGTAGATTCACTATCGAGTGTCAACAATGGATTTGCATCTGTGGCATTGATACATTTAATCAGCTTCGTTTTTTTGAAAACGATTATCTGGTTAGTACGTGTATCGAGATACTCAGCATAAAAATCCAACGTTATAGGATGCAAGAGAGCAGCATTCTTTTTAACCTTGATCTGGCCTTTGTTTGTGCCATCCTGGGTTATTTCATAGCTATTATTGGTACTCTCGATCAGAGTCTTTTTCCCATTGATGATTTCATTCCATTTGAGATTTATCAATTTGGCATTGATATTATGCTCTTTGATAATTCCATCCCGGTCGATGACATCACACTGCGGTAACAAGACTAACGGGGTTAGAGTGTAGTCAGCTTCATAAACTCCCGTAGCTGCATCATACGTCTGTAATGAAGCGATTGAGCCGACCTCGTTTATTGCTACATGTACATGCAGCGGTTTATAGTTTATTTCTATTCTCTTACGTTTCATAAAGGAACCTCCATTTCATCAGAATGTATTTTTTGACCATCACGTAGTAATACCGTGGCTTTAAAGACACAATATCCAATTTTGGGAAAATTACTCCCAAGATCATCACGATGTATTATCAATTTTTTGCCAGTATCGGCGTGCTTTACTGCCCAAGCATTATCCTCTGTCACATTTTCACTATTGCGAGTCCACTCAATATCAATATCCAGAATATGCTCTGTCACATCCCGGTTATAAATCTGACCGCTAATTTCGAGTGTTGTCAATTCGTCTATAAGGTTGCCATCTTTATCAAGTTGATCAAAGTTTAGGAACCATCCGTTTGTTGACTCAATATCTATGCTAAAATTCGGATTACCTTCGATCATAGCCCAACCAGTAGAACCGTAGCGTGGCTCATCCAAGGTAACATTTATGAGACATTGCCAACGGCAGCCGTAATGCCACACGGTATCCGCTGAAGTGGAAGACACAGAATAGGGTTTATCAGAAGCTGCGACCTCAGCACTCCAGTTTCCACGATCCACAAGCGAAACGACAGGAATACCTTGTTTATCTACGCGCAACAAATCCTGTATAACAGCTCCACGGCAGTGTATATAGCTATGGCGATAGCTGATAGGCAGGTTATCAAACAATGACAGTTGTTTGAGTTTACCGGCAATAATGGCGTAGTTATATTCCTCCAAAATTGGTTTTGTAACGCCATCCAACATACAGATACATTTCTCACGGGATGATAGATACCAGTACGATTGACGGTCTTCATTCACGGGGTTGCCACGATGAGATAATATCATTAGCGGTTCTGGAGGATAATTCTTGCCACCGGGTACTTCATTATCCGGATACATAACAGCATTGATAGTGTTAGCTGATGTATCGACATGTAGGACACGCAACCATGAAGTATAATAGTTACCACTACCGGAAGCAAGCTCATTCACTACACCATAAATGACGTCATTTTCATCCAATGCCGTAAAATCATTCTCCCAACGTTTACGAAGCGGAAGTAGATAAGTACCATCATCCAACAACTTTACACTTTCAATAGTCCCTGACTCGGAAAATGAATAATCACTCTCCATAGCTGAAAGACGGTTGAAAATAATCTCTTGAACAATAATACCGAAACGAGCTTCCAGGATATCAGCCTGAACACGACCGTTTTTAAGCAGAATGCCTTTGCCTGCAGTTAAAGAGTCGATTGTCTCACCAACTTCGGCACCTCCCAATAGTTTCAGGAGATAAGATGTTCCATCCGGTTCTGTCTTAGATAAGAAGTACTTTTTCAGTTCTTCAAGATCTATACTCTTATCCTTCAGAGCTTCATTCAAAAATGCGAGTACAGCAGCTACATGACGGTTAGAGACACTGTTTTTCAGTATCGCTTTGTCGATATAGTCTATAAGCTGGTCTATAACTTCCTGTTGTTGCTGCGTGCTCATATCAGTTGAATTCTTTGGTGAACTGTTCGGTGTGTATGCGTGGTGATCCGAATTCATCATCCAGCAAAGAACCGGTGTGATGGTGCTCAGACTCGGCAAAGCGCAATGTTAACTTGATGCTTTCCGGAACTGTAGCACGCGCTGCAGATGTCAGATTGTCTGCGGTGGCAATAACCTTGATATTGCGGCCATCCAATCCCAGGATCTTGATATCATCCGAAGACAGCATATCAATGAGGTGCCCGAGTTCTTCCGGAGAGCGATATCCGGATTCTACTTTCAAAGTATCGGTTCCGGACTGGCGTTCGCGGGCTTCGACATAATCATCTACCAGTTCGTCATAGACAAAGTATGTTTCTTCATCTGCTGCCTTGTGCTCGATGGAGCCGATACCGGTGACCTCGATACGTTCGTACGCTCCGTATGAGTTTAAAAACTCAAGCAAGTAGCGTTCACGTGTGACTGTTCCGGGAGTGATCACAATAGTACATGCTTTCGTTTCTCCGGAGTAGACATCAAAAACAGATGCCAGGACATGATTAGTCTCAAAAAGATTCTTCCGGAGGCGATATAGGTTAAGAGCGACAGGATCTCCGGTTGTGCCGGGTAGGGGAGTGGCAATCCCGGCAGCTACAACTTTCAGTTCTGCATCAGGGTAGATGAAGGGGATTGGCAACAGTTCCGTTTCCCGGATCGTAAAGATACGCCCGTTTCCGCGGGTGGTCTGAAAGAAGTTTCCTGTAGAGTTAAGTAACTTCCAGGTAAATATATTGCTGTTTTCATCATTCAGCCGGCGGAGTGTCCTTTTGCTGACTCCACCGATCAGGGCTTTCAAGGTTAAAGTGACTTCTCCACCTTCCGTATTAGTGACCGTGATGGTGATATCCTTAGCTCTGCCGGTTGCACTGAGCAGCACATCTACGGATTCATTATATAAAGTAGTCGGTTGCACGATGGCGGCAAGTATATCCTGAATAAAGACAGAAAAATCACCCTCACCGCTACCGGTGTAAACGGTATTATCTCCTTCCTTGATTACATAAGTAGCCAAAGAAGTGGTATTGACTGACAGCCTGATCGGGTTCCCGGTCAATGCCATGGTTGCAGGATATATATTAGCGGTCAGACTCATAGCGGAGTATAAGTTAATAAAAGAATATTCTCAGATACGGATATCGTACACGCACAACAAATTGCCAGAAACACATCACGTTCCGGAGTGGCTGCAGTGAGGAATACAAACAGATCGTCAGCCATGGCAACGTTGTTGCCGGAGAACTGGCGATAAGCAGAGAGTAACATATCTGTGTTACTTGCTTGCGTGGCTGTTATGTTTTTGTTGCTAATCATACTGCAAAGATGGATTTAGATCGCGGATACTTAAAGGACAACTCAAATGCCGGTTGCCTGGATCCAGAGATTATATTTGAACTCGAAATGCACTCCCCCGTATTCTTTCTCTTCATAGATCGGAATACCGGTACTGGTATAGTTCTTGATAACTCTGATCTTATAGTAGAGATCAAAGCTGTAGTTTACCTGTTTGATGAAATGGGTTCGCTTGTTATCGAAATCATCTTTGGTCGGTACGGTGAAAGGTATCTCAGCATCGGAGGTTTCGTCACTGACTTCATTCTTCCGGTTGACACCGATCCAGGTTGCAGGTGGTTTGACTGCAGTCTGCCATTGTCGGATCTGCTCGCCGCATACGGAATTGTAGACTGATTCCCGGTTATTAAAAAGGACCCATTTATAAAGCTGTGGTATCGTATGAATGCCTTGTTCCTTATCAAGATCATAAGACTTGAGTAGTTTAATAGTCCGTAAATTTACGGTAGCCGGCAAACTGAAATGCAGCGGTAGCTGATACCTCTGTGTATCGACTAAAAGCCGTTGGCCATCAAGAGCGACAGGGGTACTAAAATCAGCATTCAAGAGCTGCTTGTGTTCCAGGTGTAATTTGGCTTCAATGGTGTGGTTAGCATGCCTCAGAATCGCATCATAGTCTTTCCAGAAGCGGTTGAATAATCCGTTTTCCCCGACGAATGTCATCGAGATATCATAGGTGTGCCCGTTCTTGTCAACAACCTGCCCGTTGGATCCATAACACCGGGGACTACCACAGGGGCGTGTTGTTGGCAGGGAGAAGCAAAAACAGAGCGGAGACGTGTTTTCTGACTTTTCCGAGAGATTGACATCAGAGCTTGAGATATTAGTGTACCGGTGAATCTTACCGAACAAATATGCAGGACACGCATAATTATCATCCGGAGCACTGGCTTTGATCGGCAGGCATTCATCTACTGACGATATATCTTCATAGTCGATGTTAGCTTCTTTATCCCAAGGAAAGAAGTCAGAGGATACAACACCGAGTTTTCGTGTCCGGAGATTACGTACGCAATAGGTCCCGTTACTCTGGGCGTAGCTCAGATATCCGTCATTATCCTGTTCACCGACAATGTACCCGTATGGCTTGAGAAACTTGTCCAGGGAGTCGGCTGCAGGAGAAGCGACTAACAGCGGATACGGGCCACTGATCGAAGTTGCTGCAGACAATTTCAATTGTTTGGGGGTGTTGTAATTCGTTATAGGTTCGGCGGCTTTCAGTTTAGACCAGTCTTGTGAAGCCGGAGAAGTGATAATATCCTTGATAAACCTGAGTCGTACAGTCTTTGTTTTTCCATCGACAAAGTAGACCATTCCAAAGCGGCAGTAAAGTGCCTGCAGGAGTTCGTTTATTGTGCAATCCGGCATGAGGTCCGAATAGTCGATAAACCCTTTGACACAACAGTCTGCAGCATTGTTGAGCACCACCAGGCGGGAGAGTTGCGGATGTGTGGAGAAAGGGTTCTCCGTGACATGATATCCAAAAGTGTTGAAGATATAATCAAGCAGCCAGGACACTTTCAAAAAAGGAGTGATCCCGTAACCAATGGGCACTGAAGTGGCGACAACTTCACTGTTCAGCAGATAGGTTTCTGTCCGGGCGGCACCGTTTAATTTGTATTTTTCACCTTCCTTGATGATGGGGTTTAGGTATTCCGGATAATACACGTCCGCATCATTTTCTTTGGTTTCCGGTATGGCTACACAGATCTGGAAGACATGGAACGGAGTATCTGTCTTCCGGTCATTCATAATATCATCGAGGTAGGCGATAACGTCTTCAACTCCATTTTCCGGGCTGTATTTCGGCAGCCCTTCAAAAGACCGCAGGGTTACGGAGTTCCAGATATTATAAATCTCGGACTCGTCAAAGCCGATATTAGAGACAATGCCGGTACTGTGTGAGGCTTGCGTGATATTCATTTTTCCGACCCGGTGATAGATGCCATCGGATACGGTGATCCGCGCATCTTCAACCGGTGCCTGATCCGTATCCGTCCGGTTTATGTATTTAACCAGGCGCAGGTTGTTTTTAGATGACGGTATCGTGGCAGAGGTGGATTGCGATCCCTGGTCATTAAAGACAGGTGATGTATCTTCGATTTCAATATTGAAATCAGAAGGCAGGTCAAAAGTTCCAGATTGAGTAGCGATCTTTACTGACATGGCTATTTATTTTGTTTGGTAAATGCTTGCTTTGATTTTCGGTCCAGTTCTTCAGCGTCTCGCAGATCCCGGAGTACAACGTAGGCTTTCAGATGTTTCAAAGTGGCAATAAGCGAGCGCAGCTCTGCGATCAGTTGGTTGATCTTACCTTCATCTTGAGAGGTTGTTTCCGGGGTAGGTGAGGGGGGAGCATTGAAGGATCCTGTCTCCACCGGTGTGTAGTTTCCGGCAGCTCGTTGCGGTACCCGACCGCTCCGGGCATCTTGGATCGCCTCAATCACCAGCGGATAATTGACATGCTTCTGCAAACGGGCGAGATCTTCCGCATTGATGATAAGTTCGTCTCCACGCTCTGATATCAGAGCCGTTTGGCGTACAATACCGGTAGGAGCAGGGCCGATGTAAGGTACATCTCGGTAAGTCTTTCCGTCTTCTTCACCGATAACGTCGTAGTTACCGGATGCCCACTGTCGAACGGTCACGTTGGCGGTTGGAGCCTTGTTTTCGGTATCAGTGGCAGAACTGGAGCTTTTCTTTCCACCGATCAGGGCTTTCAACCCGGCACGAGCTGCGGCAATCGTTCCACCGATAACAGCAGCCAGGGCCGCACCGGTTGCGATGCCTAAGAAACCTTTGCTACCTATTTCACGGGCTTGAGCTTCTGCAATGGTGGTGATACCGATACCGGTTAAACGTATCAGTTCTGCGTCGATCATGGTGGTTAGTACATCAAAGACGATATCGACCATGGAGTCACCGAAGTTTGCCAAGGCGTTTTCCTGTCCGGCAATGACGTTGCCTATTGCTTCTCCGAAACTGTTGGCATACTGCATCATGGCGGTGTGCTGTTGTTTACCGCTATTCAGTTGTTTTTTTGCAAGATCTGCAGCGATCTTTGCTTCTCTGTCGGCTGCCTTTTTCCGTTCGCTAAGCTCTTCCTGGATACACTTCATTTTGAAGTCTAAAAGCTGCTCTTCGATGCTCTTCCTGGCATCGGCATCCAGCCCGGCAATCTCAAGAGAACGTTGCAGGTGCATGATGGCAAGTTGCTCTTTAGCGTCTTCGTAATCCTTTTCTGTATTCAGATTCTCATCACTTTGGGAGATGAAGAGTTCTTTCAGATCACGTTGCTGTTTCTGATAAAGTGTCTGTTCCTCTTCGATGGCCAACTCAACAGCTTTCTTTCGCTCCTGGATTTGTATGTCTCCGAGTTGTTTTTCAGCGTCGGCAGCTTCCGAAGTTCCCTTGCCGGCGATATTAATAACTCGTTTGAAATGTTCTTTCTTTAGATTCAGCATTCTGGTTTCGTACTGCTTTTCGGTTTTCAGTTCTTCGCTGTGTCCTTCCGCATATATTTTCTTGATATCTGCCTGTTGCTTATCATAGAGTATCTTTTCTTTTTCCAGGATGGCTTTGCGGGCTTTTTCTGCTTTCTTTTCGTCCGGATCTGTTTTCGCTTTTGGCGTTGTTGGGGTTATTACGACTTCTGGTAAGACATTAGCAGGATCTTGTTTCTTTTTCTGGGGGGTACCGATAAACGGGTTCATCTCTTTCTTTGTATTGTTAACCCGTTTGACCATTTTTTCTATTTTTTCTACATAATCCTCTATTTCATTTTCAAGGTCGGTTACTGGCAAATAGCGACCTTTAAAGTTCTTGGTTCTTAAAACCTCCATAATAGAGGCAGTAGTTTCTTTTACTGAATGACCGCTTTCTATATATTTATCGACTGTAGTAGTGAGTCCCTGTAATAATGGATTAAGTTGAGACTCTGGTAATTCCTTTGCCAGTATCTCGCGTATGTCATTCATCTGCTTTATCCGACCTTCGAGAGTCTCGCTTTGTATAGAGTTTATCTTTTCCTGAAGGGCTTTTTGAGCAAAGTTTTGACTCATGGCTTTATTGATATCCCGGTATGCCTGTTCGATATCTTTTAGAGTACTGTATTCGTTCAACAGATTAGGGAGATACTGCCCGTATTTAGTGTTGATTTCCTCGATGAGTTCTTTGCGACGTTGGGTTTTATCGGCTGCTGACTTGGTAGTATCAATCAATACTCTCAGATGCCGGCGCTCTTCCTCGCTTTGTTCCAAAAAGGATTTAACGGCTTCTTTGGCATCATTGGTTCGGGTGGCGAACTTATAGATAGCCATGCCCGCACCGACAACCAAAGAGGCTATTAATCCGAATAGGTTACCTTTCATGGCAGTATTCAATGCTTTAAAAGCAGCGACGGCCATTTTTATGTTACCGGTTAGAGCATACTTTGCTATTGATAAAGCCAGTGTTCCGGCCAAAAGAGCTTTTTGGCGGATAATCGTCAACTGATCCGTTGCCAGACTTGCCAATTTCGCTTCCCGAAGTTTGTTTTCATAGAATGCAGCTAACTTATTGGCTGTGTAATAAGTGATGATCAGAGTGGTTAAAACGGAGATTGTTCCCATGTTACGGGTGATGAAGTCCACTAACTTGATAAATTTGCTTCCCCAGCTCACGACACCGTTAATGGATTGTACAATAGCCGGGTTCAACTTCTCCATCAGGGCAATGCCCATTTCATTCATTTTATTTTTTGCTTGGTCAAGTTTGGCGGCTGCTGTGGCTGACTTGGTAGCTGCCTGATCGACGGCGACAGTGGTACCGGTGACAGCTTCGGTATAGTACTTTACCTTTTCCGCCTCGTTGATCAGCACACTGGCAACGTTATAACCTTCTTCACCAAATTGTTTTTTTATCTGAGCTGCAGAGAGCTGTTTTTGCTGCAAGTTGTCGAGGGCGGTTTCTAATCCTACAATTTTAGGATTCGTTTCGTCAGCTCCGGTTTGCAGGGTTAAGAAGAATTTTTTCAGTCCGGTACCGGCAATTTCATCTTTGATACCTTTTTCGGCCAATGTCTCAATGGTACCGACTAATTGCTCTATGGGAATATTGGCAGAAGAAGCAGCAACTCCGGACTTTGTGACAGCAGTCGTTACCGATTCAACTCCTGCAGCACCGAATTTAGAACCTGCAGCCATAACATTGGCATACCTCGCCGCATGATCTGCACCGTCACCGTATTGGTTCAGTGATAAGGTTACAGCATCGACAGCGTCTTTTAAAGTCATTCCGGAAGCAGAAGCCAGAATAAGGGTTTGTTTGGTCACTTCGGCCAGAGCTTCTTTATTATCCAACAACTCCGGCTTGGCGGATCCTACCAACTTGTAAGCGTCCAGGATCTCAGTTGCTGACTGGCGGATCCGGATACCGCTTTCGTCCATGGTTGTGGATAATCTTTTCGCTTCCTGTTCCAGCCAGTTGACACTATCATCATCCAATCCGGTCAAAGCCTTTACATCGGCCTTGGCTTCTTCACGTTGGTTGCGCTTCTCCCGGAGCTGGTTTAGCTTGAGTGTTACACCGGTGATAGCGGCAATGCCGGCTGTTACAATGGCGGCGTATTTATTAAAAATACCGATAGCCTTGCCGAAGGCTGTACCTTGGCAACCGACTTCTACACGCATAGCTTGTTGGGCACGTGTCACGGCTTCGGTTACATGACGGTTTTGTTCCAGGGCGGCAGTGTATTGCGTGGTTCCCGGTGTGGCTTCGCGCAAGTTTTTACGTACCTGTGTTTGTACAGCAATCAGTTTCGTGTACGAAGATCCGGACAGGTTGTTGAGCACCGCCTCGGTTTCCTGTACTTTGGCTTTGTAGTTCTGCAGGGTTCGGTTCTTAGCTTCCAGCTCTTTCTTTAGCTTCTTGCTTTTACTCTCGTAGTTGGCTTCGCTTTTATTGAGATTAGCCAGTTTTTCTTCCAGCTTCTGGATAGCTGCTTCAACAGTTGCAGCCCCTTGCGCTGCAGGGGTGCCGTCAATATAAATTTTAATGCTGCGGTTTAGGTCATTATTTGCCATAAGGTCAGGTTATTTATCTATGAATATTCTGGTAGCGTCGATCAGCATGGTGTCGAAATACCTTGTTACAATGTCGGCGAGTTCTGAGAGACGGTTTCGCACAACGGGATCAAACCATTCAAATGCGTTGCGGTTACCGATGCCCTGGCTGGCATTCAGAGAATTGGGATTTGTATGCTTTACGATTCCGGTACTTACCTCAATTCCGTTGATGTTTTTTAGCTTGGTCCAGTTGGAACCGATTGTTCCACCCTGGCTTCGCCCGGCTCCTTTATGGATGTAGATGCCATGGCGTGGAAATGAAAAGCCAAGTTGGTTAATGATGCCATATTTATCGGTGTAGGCTTTAGGGTGTAGTTCCCGGGCTATGCGCATACTTCGGGAGGCAATGGTAGCGCGAAGTTGTGCGGCTACGGAGTTTTGCCAGGCGTTAATAGCATTATTGTATTCTACCACACGGTCGGCGTCTTGAGCCATTGAATAGCGTTCGGTTTCGGAGATGGTTTCAAGGCGAATAAGGCTCGATGCTCCGGCCCCGGAGAGGCTGTTTTGCTTGCGCTTGGCTGCATTGTATCTTCGTGCTGCACTACGGGCGTCTCGGGTGTTTTTGTAGTATCCCATAGCTATGCATTCCAGAAGGTTGCGTCAATAAAAAAGTCTTCAGCTTCATGTATGGTGAAAGTAATCATACAACCGTAGAAGTTATCTCCTATCGGCCCGATACCGTTGATTTGTGTATTACGGTCGATGGCATAAGAGAGCTGCGGATCCTGAAATAATACGTTTCGGATTTGTTTGCATACAGGGCGGCATTCTTCAAAAGCTGAAGTGATGGTTTGAGGTCGGTCGGAGATCGTGTTCCTGGCAACGATGAAACTATATTGCAGGGCATCGTTTAAGCCGTCGCCTCCGTTATCCCGGGAGTCAGATTCGTACCCATTGACAGCAATCAGGATCATACCGGTTACACTGGATAGCTTATCATCCAGGTTATACAGGTCTTCCAGTCCAAAGGCTTCAAAGAAACGGGGCTTTTCGGGTGTGTGACTGATAGACTTCAGTCTGATGGCGAGCTGTTCGCCGTATGAAAAGTGATTGTAGATGTCCATAACAACACAAGGGTTTAGGTTATGGACACAAAAATAGCCCGCACGGGGCGGGCTATAAAGGACAGATATTTAAGTGATGATTATTCGGGCGTTACCATAATAAGGAAGAGAAAAACGACTACTACGCACCAAATTACCTTCCAAAAAAACGACTTGGTTGTCTTGATCACACCGATACCGATGGTGACGATTCCGGATATAGCTAATATCGTTAACATCATTTTTCTTCCTCCTTTTCTTCTTCAGGTAGCAAGATACGAATTAATTCGGATAATCTTGCCGCTGCGAGTTGTTTTTCATCCATAGGGGTGGTAGGATCCAGCAGGGAACTAACGAGTTGTAGGGCTTCTTTGCGTTTCATTGGGCACCTCCTTCCGGGATAAAGGTTGATAACATGTCTTGCATGCATAATAATTCTTGTGCAAGTTTAAGACGTTCTTCGGCTTTGCCGTAGCATTCGCCGTTAACGACACAGTAAAGAGCTTTACGGATGGTAGTGTCCCACATTTCAGCACCACCGGTCTGCAAAGTATCTACACAATCAATGATTTCGGGGGTTAAAGCGATTTTCTTAGTCATGATTTACCCCCTTTCTTTGCTTTGTAGACACAATAGGCGGCTACTAAGAGACAAGGAGGAAATACAAAGCCAATGCAGGCAGAGAAGATTGCCGCCATGTAATAGCGGTCGGAGTCGGTTTTTACTTCGCAGTCTGTTATACTGCGGAAATAACGTTCTTGGAGCGTGTTTACGTTCTGCGTGGAGCGAAACGAGGGCACGAAAGATTCGGTGCCGGAGGTTTGATTTTTCATACTGTGGATGTTTTTAGCGTTTAGACAGAAAAACGGCTGCCAATTCCCGTTTCGCTAAAAACATCCACAGATTCCGCCCGAAAGCAAAAAGTGTAATGGGAAAGACAGCCGTCTATTTCGTATATATCATTTTCCTGACGTCAGAAAAATGGTCAGTATGGACATAAAAAAGCCCATCATATTTCGTGAGCATTAACCGAAGCTCGCGGTACGGATAACACTCCGCAGATGTTTTTAGCACTGCAAAGGTGGGGATTACTTTTGAGATATCCAATATATTGCAATATTTTAATATTGCAATATAGAAATATTGTAATATTGAGTATTTAAATCAGTAACTTTATGCCCGTTGTAAAATCTAACTAAAAGAAAAGCGGAGCATAACAGCTCCGCTTTGAATCACTATATAAACATTTCCTTTCGAATGTCATTTATTTGTTCTTTGATAATTTTAGCATTTATACTTTTTGCAAAATCTTCTACAGCTTTTCCAGCATATGGATCAACGATGAATACTTTTTTATGGCTATAATCAAAATGTTTTAAAATAATCTCGTTGATTTTTGCATCTTTAGCTCCATAGCCTATTATTATTAATTTTTCGGCTTGAGATAGATTTTTTTTGAATTTTTTGAATAGTTTGCGATATAATAAAGGCTCATTATATCGTAAAATCTTGGCTGTGGTTCCTGTTAGAAAGTCTGAATGATAGGAGAAAGGATACTCGTCATATTTTTTCTTGCTACCTAATCCTCGAAGCAGCTTAGATGGATTCATTCCATATCGTAATTTTACATACTTATCTGGGATACGGAATATTCCTTTAGAACGATAAAATAAATAATAGTTAAGACTGCCGTGTAGTTTATATAATCTTATAGGAGTATTATAATATCCATTATACCTTTCTAAGCGGCAATGATAGTCAATTTTGTTATGTTGGACGACGCTGTAGTATTCTGAACCATATTCATCGAATCCGTCTGAAATCTGTCCACTGATATATTCGGTCTTATTAAAGGATTCAAAAAATAGATCATGATTTAAAGTATGAACATTTATGATGTGAGTGTATGCTAATTCTTGCAGATATTTTAGGAATCCTGTATATCCTTCGTATTCTCCATTGTGGGATGGAATACCATCATACCATTGTTTTTTATCTTTATCTTTTATTAGATAGGCGACCATTTGGTTATAAATAGGAGACAAACCGAATATAAGTCTTTCAAATGTGAGGTATTCTGATATAAAATCCTTTGCAAGTTCTTCATACTCTTTTGCATAAACATCCTTACTTTTTATAAAATCGTAGAATTCTTCATAATCAAATTTACTGTATTTGTTATGATAGTATCGAATAAGTTTTAAACAGAAATCAAAATTGATTTCATATTCGCTTTTATAACCCATTGCACCAAAAGTAGGTTTCTCCCCAGTAGTACTTATAACAATTTCTCCTGAAGGTGAGAAATTTACTGGCTCTTCATGGAATTTTAGTAATTTTTCATTCACGGAGTATCCAATAGGATATCCTTTAGGAGCGGAAAACCCCGCTGCTAATAAAAACGAAATCGAATTTCTTTTCTCGAAAGGTATAATGGGAGTTGATAAGTCGTCCAAATCAAGCTCATTTATATTTATTATATTCATTTGTAATTATATAGTTTAAGGTGAATTATTTGAATACATTTAGCATTTCGTTTGCTTCTGTATACTTGAATTGATTTTCACCTATTTCTTTCAAATAGGGTTCAAATGCCTTGTTCAATTCATCAATACATTGAAGATAAATCTTTCCATAATGCTTATTTTAGATATGCTTAATTTTTAATTGATATATATTTTCTAAATCACAGTCCATTTTATAATATTGAACTTCTTCGCCTAATATTTGCCTTATTGTTTTTATAGTATTCTCGGGGCATAGATAACCAAAATAGATTGCTTCAATTGCGGATTTGTCATCTAATTGAATCTGTAAATGATCTTCTTCACATGATGAATCATAGCTAATTAATCTGACTTCATTTTCGTATTTCCATTCATTAGATTTTAATGCATATAATTCATCTGTATTCATTGTATTTACTCTAATCTTTTTTTTCTCGAGATGTGGTTGATAGTTTATTCTTTTCAAGTATAAATGAGAGTAGTTGGCATTCTTGTCCTTCTTAATGAATGCTTTAGATAGTCTGTATTTAATGCAAAAACCTCTATGTCCATCCGCATAATGCCCCCACATTAGAATTTTTTTGACTATTTTATTATCAGATGTTAAGGTCTTGTTGCCGACAAAACAGCGGATTTTATAGTAGTTAAATGAATTTAGAAAAGGTTCTAATCCCTTTCCTGTATTATTTTCACTGATACTTATTTGATTATCCTTATCTGCCCAAAGCCTAAATAGGCTGTCAAATGGATCATTCATCTTAGATGGATTACAAACTGTGATGGCTTTTTGTATTAAGTCAGACAGTGAGAATACACTTACCGATCTAAAAGAATAAAGAACAGCGGAGTCAGAATCCTCGAAACCGGAATTTAATTGTATAGAGTAATATTGAAATTTATTATAGCAATCTTTTGATTTTTCAACTTCTCCAAGATTTGCATAAATCTTACCTGCAAGACGGAAAATGTCTTTTTCATTACAAAAGAAGTATTCAAGTTTATTGGCTGGGGATCTTAATAACTCAATAGCAAATTCAATTTCTTGCTTTGCTTTGATATAATCTTCTTTATTATAGTAAAAAGAGGCTTTACCGTGATATGCTATAGGGTGTGATATACCATTGAGTTTTTCAATATCCGATTCATTAACCTTTTCTGTATTTAATTTATCTCCGAATTCAGTTATAGCTTTAAGCGTTTCCAGATTCATATATTCGGGTTTATTAAAAATGGTGAATCCCTTATCAAGACGTGCCCAAAGGTATAGTGAAACCTCAATCCGGTTCTACGGATTACGTCTTGAAAAGGGATTCATGTTTTGATCCGATATTATCACTTTTTTGAAGGGCAGGAGCTAAAGTAGGGATAATATTAGATATATCAAAAAGAAAAGCGGAGTTTTTTACTCCGCTTATAATATTATATAAATATTTCTTTCAGATATCTTCTAACTATTTGGTTATAAGTTTCGCTTTACTTTTTTTGAGGTCAGTTCATTATCCTTCCTCTTCATAATCTTTATTATCATTTGATACCTCTTCATCTTTATTATCAGAGAATCTCAATAAGTCTATTTCTTTATCAAATAAGACAAATATTCTTTTGGTAATCATTAATATATGGGCGATAAGATGCGCTATTCCTGTATAGAAAATTAGTCCAATAATTCCATGATAAATGTAATCCCAAGTTATGTTAATCCCGATTGTTGTATTTCCTATTAATCCTTTATATAAAGTTTTATCTTCAAATATTGTAACGCTCATAAATAAAGCTAATGTTAAGAGAATAACAGAAATAGGTATGAGGTAACATATATTATAAAAAGTTTCTTTTATCAATTGGATTCTTTCTTTATTATGCCTTGTTTTAATCTTATTCATGACAAATGAGATGAGTGTTGCAAGCAAACTAATAAATATAGGAATGAAAATTGATAAAAATAGCGTTAGAATATTAACTATGGTAGAGTTATCATGATAAAAGAATATGGTACAAAAAAATCCGATCCCCAAAGGTATATAATAAAATACACTCTTATGGTGTTCTAGATTTCTCATGATTTTATTCTCTTCTTGAAAAATCCTACCTATTCCTATGCATTTAAAACTAATCAATCGCATAAAGGCTTAAACTCCTTATTCTCTTTAATAAATTCTTTTACTTTTTCTTTGATTGAAATGTAATCAGAAAAACCATGAGCATTTTTCTCTACCTCAATGTCATAGTATGGCCTGATCATATTACGTTGCTCCTCATTAAGATAAAATGTCCTTTGTTTGGCTTGTTTTCCACTTCCGACAGTCGAAACTACTTTAGTTGAAGCTTCTTCAAATATACTTTTTAAATCCGAAGAGTCAAAGAAATAATCGCCAGATTTAATCATTTTTCTGATGTTTTTTTCTTGGTCTAAATCTAAATTTCCTTTTATTTTTAATTTAAATTCAACAGAAAAATTCTCGGAATTAAGAAATCCAAAATAACGATCTGCTATATCTTTCTTTAGAGAATTTGCTGAAACAGAGATTGAATTATATTTTCCTTCCAACAACTCATTAAGATAATAGTTTAGTATAAGATTCGTTTTTTCTACTGTGTACCCATTTTCAACGCCATAATGGTAATTAATGAATGAAGTGAGAATAATTCTCATTAAAGGATATATACCATCATTGTCAGTTCTTTCTAATATCATTAATCCTTTATCACCTGTCCTTGGTATCATAATGTAATAGAAGAAAGGTTTAATTATAGCTGAGTTTTTTCCTACTCTGAATTCTACGTTTTTAGGATCATCCTTGTTGGCAATTTCATATTCTTTCCCATACAGTCCGGTTTCAATAATTCCACAGATATATCGGGCTTTATTATTGTGATGATGGAATGAATAACCTTCTACCTTTTGAGGAATTCTTACGGTTCTTTGTGCTTGTTCGATATCTCCCGTCAAATTAGTATCGATAAAATTGGTAAAGTTATTCTCATCATTTGCTAATAGCTCATATAAATCTGGTTCATCAGCAAAAGATAGAAAATCGGAAGTTCGGTGTTTTCTAATTTTAAAAGTAAAAACTTCTATTGTAGTTCTCATAAATAGATATGGAGAACCCCTTCTCAAGATATGTCCAAAGGTATAGTATAAACCTTAATCCGATTTTATGGATTATATCTTGAGAAGGGGTTCATGTTAGATTAACAGTGTTTGTACTATGTTTATTGGACGCTACAAATGTGAAAATTTTAATTCATATATCAAAATAAAAGCGGAGTTTTTTACACTTCGCTTTTCAATAATAATTGTATGATTAGAAGTTTGCCACCTCATAATATTTAAAAAAGTAATACATAGCGACCTTATGCCATTTAGTCAGATCCTTATCTCCGGAGAGGACAGAAGACACGGTGCATTTGTCAATGCCGGTGTAGTTACTCAGATGCTTGGCTTTTAAGCCAAGTTTGTCCATACGTCCTTTGATCCAGTCAACGGTGATGTTGTCGATATCCTTACGATCAAAGTTAACTGCGGATACGGTCAGTTTCCAGTCTTCGGGGATCTCGCCTTTAAACATTTCACGTACACGTTCAGTCAGTTCCTTTTTAGAGAGAAACTTGTCGTTTACCAGATCCTTTTGTTCGGCACGAACAATCAGGCGTCCTTCTGAGTAGGAGACGATTTCAATAACGATGTGCCCATAACGGCGGTACTGCTTTGCGAACTCTTCAAGTCGCTTTTTAACCTCTGCAGAAAGAGGGAGTAATTCTAAATTCTTCATGTTGCATCAATTTACGATTTGACAATCGGGTTAATATTCATTTTAAAAGGTGGGGGAAAATCCCCCACCAGAATCACAATTTGATAAGTTCCAACTTCTTTATGTCGAAAATGGCAATCTGCTTATTTTCACGCCCGAATCGCTTTGCTTCTTCAAGGTTGGTGAAAATCCGGACACTGTCAAAATAGAACTGTTCGTTCTCTTCATTCAGCCATCCGCCGACTTTCTTTTCGTGCATAAAAGCATGGTTAAGAACTCTTTCCAGTCCTTCTTCTCCGAAACTGTCTTGTGTTTCGAGATAGGCGACTGAAATACCTCTTGTGACCTTTTTTAAGGTTGTCAGGTCAACCGTGAACCCCGTAGGGTTCGCCTTGGCTATCTCGAGAATAGCCGAGATTAATTGTTCCATAATATAAAGAACTTATGCGGACGTCACCCGCGTTTGTTATGACTCTGCAAATATATAGAAAAGTTTGTTACTGACAAACTTTTATTCTCTATATTTTAGTGGTTTCTTATTTTTTCTTCCAGTTCGTCATGCTTACGAACTGATTCATCCATGCTGTAAAGAGCATCCATCAGGTTACCTTTCCGGACGGCGTCTTTCTTTGTCATGTCGGAGTTGGCAAGGGTATCGAGTAGGCGTAGCTGAGAGTCGAAAACATTGTTTCTGATGCTACCTTCTTTGCCGGAGAAGACACGCGGGAACTGGTCTCCTAAATTAATCAGGCAACCGGTGATAAACCAATACATGACTATTTTCTGTGTATCCGGCAAATGGCGAAGCAATGCGGCGTCTTTATCCAGGCGATTGATGTCGAATGTCTTTCCACGGTGCCAGAGGCAGGCTAACAGATGACTGATCTTTTGCGGATCTTGCCGCATGGCGTCCCGGTAGGTCTGCATATAAATGAATTGTTCGAATGTGATATCGTACAGACCATCATCAGGTTCGATGAATTTTTGCATCCGGATACGTAGAGTAGGATAGGGGTTAACAAAACGATCCGGCTTGATATAGTATTGTGGGGCAATACCATATCTCTGGTTTTCCCGTTCAACCAAGAAATGGAATAGATGGGCCAAGCTGCAAACTTCTTCCGGAGTGAGCAGGTATTTCTTTCGGCGAACACGAAAGCTCACGTTCTCGCTTTCTTTACCGACGGAGATACGCACCTGATCACCATAGATCTTACGGTGTCGGCTGACATGTGCCTTTAGGCAATACAGCAGCATGTAGATTTTAACTTGCTCAATAGAGACATCGTTTTGCGTCAGCTTAACCAGGTATGTCATTTCTTTATTGCTCAGTTCGTCCCATCTTTCGGGTAGCTGATATGTGTCATCGTAAATCTGTATTTGATGCATAGTTATGATATTGAGGTGAATACTTTCTTTTCCTTAGAGTTAAAGTTTATGGTCGTAGATGGTTTGTTTACTCCCAGATCTTCAGCATTGGCATTCAAGAAGCTGTTTATCTTACCGGAATAATAATCGGCTTGTTGGGCGAAGAAATTGCCTGTTTCCGTGCTGTCCTGATAGATTGGCCGGAGAATCGGTTGATATTCCGGAGTACCGGATCCGGTTCGTTCCTGGCGTGAAGTCTGCGAAGTGTACAGTTCTGCAGATTTGTTCGCCAGGTACCGGATTACATATTCCTGCAGGATCTTGAACTTTGCGTCCTGGTCAGTCATGGCCAATAGCCGGTTATATAAATCATCCGTCAGCATTTCCCGAACATGGCGTTCCTGAAGCTGACGGATAGTAGGCAGCATGGTACGGTAGGTTAGGGTAGAGTAGTCGATATTCACTAACCCGATATCCTGGTATTCCTGAGCCGACCGGATGAAACACGACACTTGGTTAGTGATACTGATATGATCCGCATAATCCGGATATTTCAATTTGTTGCGTTCCAGGTAATCAAGCAGACGATCAAGAGCCTGCATACCTCGATAAAAGAGACTAACCTTTGCTGCGGCGATTTTTGCTTCATTGGCAGGTGAACGTTTACCTTGTTCGTTTTGAACCGTTATACCGCTATCTCCGAAACTGATACCAAGTTCATCGGTAGCGAGTGCAAGAGTGAGCGGACCGAGGCAGCGCAGGATCTTGTCTTTGAGCGTTGTGTCTTCGCCGGTACTGGCGATATCAACGATCACATTGCCTACTTGTGGCTCGATGTAGATATCGAGCGCATCGTTGATATAAGGCGATACAGACTCGTAGGGTATCGCTGCATTGATTTTGACAACCGTTTTTAAGGCTTCAATGTCGGGAATGATAGTGTTCATTTTTCTTCAGTTTCCGGGGTTAAACCTGTATTCTTTACTGCGCCTGTTCCCTGATCCAATGTCGTCAACTGGCAGTTTGTGATGGAGAAGTAGATATCTTTCGGCCAGTCATTGATTGCCTTGGCAAAATAAAGCGGCTCCAGTGTGGCTTCCTGATACATTTTCATAAGCGCTTGTTCGATGGTAAACAGTTCCCGGGCCTCTGTTCCATTGATACTTTTTCCCTTGCCTGGTGATGCACCGATAATTGAGGGATGCACGCCCATGGCGTAACAGATGGTGTTACTTACTTCTTCACTGTCTTCGATATATTCGCCGCCGATCTGTTGATTGGTTAGTGGACTAATGATAATGTCTTTATCCTCGAATCCTTTGATCTTATCATAGCGAAACTCTGAGACAAAGGCTTTGCCGGCATTTTCTTCACCTGCCAAAAAGTCGTTCATTTCCTTCAGGAAGTCTTCACGGCATTGGGTCTTTTCGTCGTCGGTAGTGAGGTTTTTGGCCTTATAGAGCTTTTCCCAAAATGTGTCTTTTATGTAGATTACATATCGCAAGGTCATTTGATTTTTTATCAGGGCCTTTTTATATACCGGTATGGCAGAACTGAAGTCATACCATCCGGAGGCAAAGACAGACCACCAATATGGGCGGCAATAATAGAACCGTCCGGGCGTATTGATACGAATGTTGTGGATGAAGTTACGTTCTTTGCATACTTCTTTTTTGCCGTCTTTATTCGGCAACTTTCCCATACGTACTTTCAGGTCCCGCAAAGGGCTTTGCCTGTCGAGCAATGGCGTTGCGATAACGTCGGTGGGCGTACCTTTATTCCATTCAGCCGAATAGCCATGCCATTCGCTTTTTCCGGTTTTCTCATCGATCTTGCTGATCTGCGAACAAGTCGTCTCTTTCGCTTTGATCTGCACAATTTTGGGCGGATTATTGTTGTCACACAGGTATTCGACGTATGAATCGTAGAAGATTGCCAGGTCATTGGCGACTTCGTGCCGAATGAGCGCGTAGTTATTGTTTTCGATAAATTCAAAGATATCGGGGTACTCTTCCGGAAGAACTTCTTCTTTAACGATTTTATTGGTACCGGAATCCCGGTACTTACGGTAGACCATTACTCCATCACCGTAGATAACTTTGTTTTTAAATTCGATATTACTGCCTACGGTGACGTTATGACCTATCTTTTTCATGATGTCGTACATCATGTTATTATTTCGGCCACGGGGCACAAATTCTATGGGTGCGCTCTTACCTTTAGGTACAACTGGAATGGCGTTAGTCTCCCTATCAGTGACAATATCGCTGTTATCGCTGAACTTTATAATATCCTTGCCGCCTTTAACGACTCCATAGGTACTATATCCAGGCTTTTTAAGTTCTACTTTTTGCATTAGAAATACACTTTGAGGTTATTAATCCGGGTAATTAGGCAGCGGCGGATCTTGCGAGGACTGCTTTCGCCTGCAGGCAATACATTGATGGTGCTGCCTTTGCTATGATAAGATGTGAGTACAGCGCGTTCGTAAGTGACAAGCTCACCGGTACTGCGTTTACAATACTGTAATGAAAACTCAACTGGTCTTCCGTTCCGACGTTTCTCCATGATCTCAGTGATCTTACTTTGATGTATGCGATCTAACATATAGTATGATGCCTATAATGATGGATAATAAGATGATGCCGATGGCTATACTTCTTTCAATACCTGTTCCGGACTCTGTTTGCTTTTGGCTCTCCTGTTGAGTGTATTCGTTCGAGGATCCTGTATCTGTTTTCTGATATGATACAGAGTCAGATGTTTGAGACGAAACATTCTCTTGCTGTTCAACCTGCTTCCGGATCTCGCTCCCCTCGACTTCCAGTTTAGATGTCGGGGGTAGCCCGGTAACAGGATCCGTAGGCTTCGATGTGTCGAAGTGCCAGGTGATCTTCCATTTATTACCGTTGATATCGGTTTGCGTCTGGGCTTGGCTGGTGATGCTGCCATGAGCTTTGCTTGATAGTCTGACACTAACGCTATCTGTCTGTTCAGATACACGCACAGAAGAATGCTGATAAGCAGAGCGACAATTACAAAACAATAAGGCAATAAGTATTGCCAGGATAAAAGGTTGTGCATAAGGCTTTATGATTTTCGGTGTATACATGATAGGTCTGTACATTTATAAGGTTTAAGTTCATTACAGAGCTTCCGATTGTTATCTACTTCCGATTTAATCTTTTCGATTTCAGAGCGTAGTTCCTTACGTTCGGAGCGCATATCGTTAATGTCTATACGTAAGTCATTGATAAGACCTTGATACACATCCTGCATAGCTTTCATAGCATTGGCTTCAGCTTGCTTTTTGGTGTACTTCATGGTGATGATAGCTGTCAAGAATGACACAAGACCACCACCTAATACGAAAGTTAAGATTGTTTGGGTTAATGGGTTCATAGCTTCTTTTTTATGCAAATGTATCACCTGGGCACGTGTCTGTAAAGGACAGGGCGCAGTCCGAAGGCATCAGGGAGGTACCCCACGCGAGGGGCGTTCTGAGGGGGGGAGTGTAGCATATTAGAGGAAAAAAATCTTTCGGTCTGAAACTTTTTCTCAGGGCGATGCGGGGTCTTCCGACAGAAAAAGGGGAAAATTTTCCCCTTTTGAACTCCTTTTTTGCTAAGGTACAATTACTTAGATTTTTTTTCATGGGAATACCATGAGATTAAAAAAAAATCGCCCGAAAAATGCACCGGCACAAACTTTTGTCGTGATCGCAAGCTGTGACGAAAGTTTGTGCCGGTACATTTTTCGGGGTTTCCCCCTCACATTCACGCCTTTGGCATGGAAGAGAGGTAGAGCGGTAAGCGTAGACGCTTCTGTAATCTCCGTTTCTTTTCCGGAACTCCCTTATCCTTTCCTATCGTGCACGGCATGTCTCGCCTTTTGCCCCGCAAATGTAGGTCACCGGTCTGAAAAGCAAGATTAAACGCTGTTTCGGGCAAAAAATCTCCACCTTACAGGTAGTATTCAGGCGTTCCGTTTTCCCGAAAATCTTGCTGTCATTCATCCTCGGCACCTCAATTATTGCGGTATCAAAAGGCGAAACATACCGCGCGCGACAGGCGACGGAATAAAAAAAAGTCGTTCCGGGAAACGGAGAAAATTCAAAAAAGGCTCACACCCGACGGCTCAAAGTTCAAGAATAAACTAAAATCTAAAGTTATGGCAGCAAAAAGAAACATTCCCGAGGCATGGAAACAACAGTGGTCTAAATTCATGTTCAACTTTTTTGATTATTTACCTACAAAGTACGAAGCGAACAAACGTGAATGGGCTATCAGAAAGATGATATGGGACTTTAAAGACGGAAAGCGTAGTGTATCAGTGGCGGAACTGATAGCAAAGAAGTTACGGTCACAGTTTGGCGCAGATTGCGAAAATGTAACGTTCGTATGTGTTCCTGCAAGTTCTGCAGAGAAAAACGAAATCAGATACAAGGTATTTGCCGAGGAAGTGGCACGGCTAACAGGCTGCAAGAACGCATACGGGGCAATCACTATCGAGGGCGGACGTATCGCCATTCATGAGACGAAAAGTTGCAAGACGGTGCAGGGCGTTGAAGTTATTAAGTTTGATAAAGGCTTTTTCAATGGTAAAAGAGTACTCCTTTTTGATGATATACTGACGCAAGGTCATTCTTACGCTCGCTTTGCTTGTGCACTTGAAAAACTGGGTGCAGAAGTGTTAGGCGGCTATTTTTTAGGGAAAACAATTTTATCTTATAACTCATAAACGCATAACAATGAATACTTTATTTGACAATGATTGCCGCTATATGAGCGACAGAGAACTAATTTACGAGATTACCAATAACAGGCAAATCGTTTCAGACATCGAGCGGAACAATGGAGGCATAGACCTTGATAAACTGTTTGCATCCTTGACGCCTGGACGGAAGAAAGTTGCTATTGCAGCAGTAGAAATGTATAAGAGACAGCAGTCTTTGCAGGTTGAACGCAGGCAGATTTTTTCAAGCAAGGATGTGTACGAACTGATGCAGCCGTTAATCGGTGACTTGCGCAATGAGGAATTTTGGATAGTGGCAATAAATAATGCATCACGAATAATCAAGAAAGTACAGGTTTCGGTCGGTGGCATAGATCAGACCTCGGCAGATGTGCGGCTGATCATGCGAGTATTGATAGAGGCAGGAGCATCACTGTTTGCAGCGGTACATAACCACCCAAGTGGCAATTCCAAGCCGAGTAATGATGACAGAAAGTTAACAGAACAGCTAAAGAAAGCAGCGGATATATTTAATATTCGGATGATGGATCATGTGATAATAACCAATCAGGGATATTATAGCTTCTGCGATGAAGGACTCTTATAACGGGGTGGGCGTGGGTGGGTCCCATTCCGTTTGCTCGCACGCTCGCAAACGGAATGGGACCCGAAGCGGTATTTATGAGTGATTTTTACGTTCCTTCAACCACGTAGGGGCGGTGGGTTATTCATTTTTTTAAGAAGTAGACTCCACCGGATCCGCTGTTAGGCTCACGGAAGAAGAAGTTCATTCCAAGCCAAAGAGTATCAAAAGCATCGGTAACGTGTGTTTTGAACTGATCAGGTGCATCCGGCGTGTCTTCAGTCCCTTCAGGTGTTTTGTCTTTTTCAAATCCATTCTTTCCCTGGCGAATGCCTGTTTGCTCCATAGCTATTTTGAGGAATTCATTTTGATGCAGGTTTATTTGGATCCAAAGAAATTCCGGATCTCCTTTTAATGTGCGATCGATATTCAGGTGTTTCCAATCATGTTTTGCCGCTTGGCCGATAAATTCCATAGTAACATTATAATTATTTTCTTTAAATATACGTTCGATCACATCGGCATAGCTTTCGCCACTGGTACCGGTTTCCCAGGTAAATGTGTGATCATAGTAGACTACTATCTCGTGATTGAACTTCGGGCGGTAATAGTCGGCTACCTGTTTGACAAGATCCTGCAACTTACTTGGTGTTTTGACATAAAAAGACTTCAGCACACGCATGGTATTGCCATCTTTTTGGGCAACAACAGCGGTAGATATCGAGGCGTTGGAGTCGAAGGCGATGTGCAATTCCTTGCCGAAGTCAAGATCACCATCCCCGAGGCAACCACAGGATGCAAGTTTTCCCCAATTACTGCCGAGATCCCGGAGCCGCCCGCTGTCATTCGGTATGTAGAAATGTATGTTATCATCCAGAGCGGAATAAAAACCGTTCGGGACCCGGAATAGTCGTTCGTTTAAGAAAGCGGTACGCCAGATTAGTGGAGGTGAATCCCGGTGCATCTGCCAAATGTAATCCTCTCCTAAAACTTCAAGATTGTCGAAGACGTCATATTCACCGTAGAATATGGTGTACTCACGTTTTTTCCCTGGCTGTGGTTTGACTACCGGCTGAAACTTCCGTGCAAGGTCGAGATCCCGGGACAGTTCTTTGATCATCCGCAGAGTGTGATCGGTCATCGGTTTGCGCTTGTATGCTTGCAGTTCTTTATACAGGCTACGAATGAGATTGATGTGAGGCGGTGACATCTCATCCACCTTGTCTAAGATCCATTTACCCAGTGAAGCGGTTGGCATATCGCTTGAATAACAAACACTGTGATGGTGTGGGCAGTGGCCGAAATACTGTTGGTTGCCGCGATTGGCAGGGTTTACCTCACCTTTTATTTTTTCGTAGGAGAGAAACTTTGCTTCAGGACCTATCACCCAATCCAGTGACATTGAATTGGCAGACATGGCTTGGTTAAACGATAGGATCACCATTACGGTGCCGTTCCAGAAGTGAAAAGCATTGCTCCACCCTTCCCCCACAACAGGGCGTACCGGGTCAGCAAAGTTCATCCATGAGGGTGCTTTATGGCCGACAACATAATGAATGTTTTGATAATAGCCCCATTCTGCCAGAGCCTTGCAGATTGCCGGCAGGGTATTGCCCCAGGCTTTGGCATAACTGGGCGATATCAGACCGCCCAGAGAGCCGGGCATCTCCCATACATTCCGGAGAATGAACCGGGCGTCGATACCTTCAGATTTTCCGGTACCGCGAGAAGCGATGATATATTCATCATGTGCGCTGATGGCCATTGCCTGGCGCTGCATCTTATTAAAGAACTTCTTCACGACCTCGGATTGTTTCATCCGGAGATCATAAGCTGATAATGGGGTAGGCATTATTCGTCCTCCTCTTCGTTGATAATCTCAGCGTCGACCGCTTTACCTTTCGCCATGCTGCGGGCGAGTTCCCGCAGTTCCTTGCGGCGCTCTTCCAGATTGTCAATAGGTTCAAGTCCTTCCAGGATGGTGATATCATCCGAAGGTTCAAAAGATGGAGGGATCATTCTTTCGAAGTCGAGCCGGTTATCTTCTTTGTCCGCCATGGTGTACTTTCCGATCTTGTCCAGGTTAGCGGCGGCACCTTTGGCGTCTCCGCTGTCAATCGCAAGCTGATAGCCTTTTTTAGCACCTTCAACGATCATGTACCGGTACCAATTCTTTGCGGCAAGTTGTATATTACCTACCAATCGGTTAATCATGCTGATATCCCGGTAGGCTTGTGACTGAGAGACAGGTGTGGTGTTTCCGCCACATCCGTGCATGAGAAAGTTAACGAGTTCTGAATCTTCCACCAATGGACTATCCATTTTCTTGGCGACACAAAGTATCATGCGTTCCCGGATCTCTTGTTCCCGGGCGGTGAGCATTTGTTCCGCCTCGTCTCTGTCTTTGTATAAGGCGCGTTCGATACGTTCGTATGTGGTATCTTTTTTAGGCATAGGCTATTCGTTGACTATCTGTTCACGCATATATTTATCGGCAAGTGGTTCGGCTGCCGGACTACCGGCTTTTGCCAGCTTAATAACTGTCTGGCGCAACTCGTACTTGGTCTGCAATCGCCCTTGGTGGTAGGCATTATAGATAGGGGTTTGTCGATGATTTTTGCAGATATCACAGAAGTAGTCTCGCTGATCAGCGGCGATATCCAACAAAATGGCTATTTCCGACGGTGGTAATAATGCGGCTGACATGCTGCGTACCTGGTTTAATTGTTCATCAGTTAACTGCATAGCTCATAGCGTTTTCGTAGGCTTGGTTAAATGTCTCGGAGAAATAATCGAAATGGGATCCGGCAGTAAAGTAAACCCCGGCTTCCCAACGGTGGTTAAGATTCAGGTTGGCAGATCCGATAATACCGAACTTGTATCGCTCATTTTCGACTAACAAAACTTTAGCATGGCAGGAATCTATTCGTATTTCCGGAGAGATGTTTGCAGCGAATAAAAGCAAATCTATCTTGTGCCGTTTCACGGTAGTATCGAGCAACATCCGCAGGCTGGTTATCTGACTTTCTTCGGTCAGAAAGAAGAGTGACCGTAGACTGTCTTCCGATATGCTGAATGTAGCTATCCGCACACTTGCCGGCCCGATGGCAGATAAAAGAGTGGGCAACACTTCGTGTATTGCCCATTCTCCCTTGTGCATGAACGGTTCGATAGAACCGGGACACAATGCAAGCGGAAAGTTATCCTGAAACTTTTTCACCTGATATTTCCTTTTCAATTTCTGCCAGTTCTTTTTCGTATCCGGCAATGCGGCTCATTGCATTGTCGTATACGACCTGACGGCCGTCTTCTTTGGCTTTATCGGCGGATCGTTGACTGTTGACAATGTTTTGCTTCAATCGTTTCACATGCCGCGCTAATTCAATGCCACGTACAACCGGGTTATCGCTGAATACCGGGCGTTTGGCATCCAGGCTCAATGTTCCTTTACCTTCGGACCAGGCGTCGATAGCTTTCCAGAGTCTCCGGCGCTCATCATCCAGTTTGCAAAGTTCTTCAGCCAATGTTTTTCGGGCTTCATCTTCGATGTCCGGGTTAGCAATGTCATTGTGCAGGCTGGCGTATAGAGGCGCTATTTCTTTGATTCGGGCGTATGCTTTTTTGATGGATGTCGGCATAGATGCTTCTGTCACAACCTTTACACCGGGGTTGCTCAGTGCGTCTACTTCTTTGCGAAGCTGTTCCAGTTCTGCACGGTGTTCGTCAATCTGTTCCTGAAGCTCTGAGATATCACCGGTGTTGTCGCTCCCCTCCAGGTCTTCAATTCGTTCCGTTAACTCTTCGATCTGTTGCTCATGCGTTGCGATGGCGGCAGTTCGTTTCGTCAGTTCTTCCGTGCGTGCCTTTTCGTCTACCTCTTTGGCTTCGATGATAGACTCATTTGCCGCCGGATAAAGTTCCGGAGCTTCGCGGATCTCGCGGGATATCCGTGTCAGGCAGTTAATCAGTTGGGTAAAGTGCGGATCGAAGATATGAGGATTTGCCGGAGCTGCAGCAAAATAGACTGAATACTTTTCTTTTTGCACTTGCCTGGCAAGTGCGTCAAAGAGGGCTACACCGTCAGCGTATTTGCGCTGACGGTTGCCTAACCAATTTATTAATTGTTCGTTCCTGGTCATAATGCTATTCTTGTGGAGCCGGAGCCGGTTTATTACCGCCTATTACTTCCATATCGATGGGAGTTGCTAAGAAGATGGCAGAATAGTTAGAATCCGCTGTGACTGTGTAAGTGGTACCACGTCGGTCGGCACGGGCCTTACCGCCATTGAAAGACGGTGATAAAGAGCCGGTCAAACCGGGTTGACCTAAAATCATTTGGTTACCTTCTGGATCTTCAAAGATATAATACCCACGGGTGTTTTTGGCCATGGCGTTGAATGCGTGCATTCCAGGAGTATTACCAGGGAAGAAAAAACCGAGCGTCTGTTTAAAACTGATGCCGTCCGCTTCTCCTTGTGGTTCTGCTTTGTATTCCACCTCTCCATCGGTACTATATAAGTAAATGGGCTGTTTAATCGAACCTCCTTCAGCAAAAGTAAATGAACCTGCAGCGGTAATCAGTTCGGTGTTGTCGGTGGCTTTCTCTGGATCCGGTACGGTCGGTACCGTGATTGCCGCTTCTTCCGGTACGAATAATAAGCGAGCTTTGTAGCCGGCCATATTATTCTTTCCCATGTTCCATTTGAGCGGAGCAAAAGCCGGACCTGCAGCCAGGATCATAGTCGGATCATTCAGATCCAACGATAAAAGGTGTTGTGCTTCAGGCAGCAATATAACTGCCAGAACCAACACGAAAGCGAGAATAAATATTTGTTTCTTTTTCATTGTGATATACTATTTTAGAAGTAGTTAAGCGGAGAGAGAAAGTTCCCTCCGCTAATGATAAATTAGGTGTACTGTGCCTCTATTGTAGTGACTTCACCCTCTTTGATAGTGACTTCCTGGTTTACCGGTTTTGTCTTACCGTCCACATCCTTGAATGTAACGGTGTGCTTGCCGGCTGTCAAGCCAATAAAGTACTGTCCGTTGGAACGGGTAGACGTCTTGCCGTCAACTGTCCAGGATCCCCCGTCGGTGCCGGTGATGTTTACCTGTACGGCGCCGGTTAAGCAGTAGTCGCCTGCCAGGTCGTTGGCTTCGTTCTTCTGCTCATTCATACGGTATACTTTTTCATGCCAGTCATTGATACGCGTGTCGTATCCGGCTTGCAGCCAGAACTGCCATTCGTTGGGATCCGGATAGATATCGCGGATCTGACAGAACTTCGTCGCAGCTTGAGTGTTGAATGCAAGATCCATGTTACCGACTTTCTGCAGGATAAGACGCGATCCCCGGCCGATTGCTTCGTGTGTTACGACTTCCAGAGTCGGGCAAAAAGCATCTTCGCGAAGAAGTTCAATCATGCGAGCTACACTGGGGTATTCCTGCATCTTTAACTTATTACGTAAAGCTGCCCGGGCAGCCTTGATAACGGTTTCGGCACATAACAACTGAGGTATGCCACCTTGTGAACTGCGCAGTGAATTGTGAGCACCACCGATCCAGTCGACCAGGTTCTCATACGCACTGTAATCGTCATCCTTAACAGGGATCTCAAATTCTCCGGAGATTGCCAGATTGCCTCGTGCAGCATTTACGGCACCTGAAACGATCAACTTATCGGCTTTGGTGAAGTAGCCGTCAAATGCACCGCTGGGTGAATTGGAGTCTTCATCACGCTCTGCATGGAACAAAGAGTACACGATATCTTCAGCGTGAGAAGTGGTCAAGCCGAACACGATCTTTGTTTCCATTGGGTGTTTCTTTGTGATATTGCTCACAGGAGATCCACCGATAACCAGCAATTCGTTATCATCATACTTCTGAGAGTTCTCACGTGTGATGAAAACTACATCTTTCGGTTCGATCAGCGAAGGTTCATAACCGAATATCTGCTCGAATTCTTTGAATTCCTTGCCAATCTTATAGGATTGGGTACCGCCGGCTTTGCGGCGTTCGTTGATACGTGAATGCTTGCCTTGCAGGTCCATCACGTTCAGCTTGAGTTTTGCCGCTACCTCGCTTAAAGTTGCAAAAGGCAGTGTGCGGAGCGCCTTGTCATAAATAATAAGGCTTTCCTGAAGTTTTGATACATCTACTAATTTCATAAGTTAAGGTTTAGATTAATCCTTCTTTTTTAAGTCTCTCAGTCATGGTGGCATAGTTACCGTCACTTTTTGCACAGAAGGATGCCAGATCCGCTTCTCCTTCACCTTCAGGTTCCTGTTTCGGAGTCAGCCCCTTGCTGTCATGGGCAGCATTGTTTTTCAGGTTCTGTACTTGCTCTTTGAGCTGGGTGATCTCGGTATCTTTGCTTTCGATACTGCTTTTCAGCGTGCTGATCTCAGTATCCTTTGTTTCGATACTGCTTTTCAGTTGAGCGACTTCACCGGTAGAAGCTGTCAGCTTCTCGTCAATGTCCTTCTTAGCCTGGACGAGCGTTCCGTTCTCGTCCTTCAGACGCTTCATCTCAGCGTCCAGAGACTCGATATTCTCCAGGGAGAGTTCGGTCGTGGCCGCCTTATCGTCTGTAATCTTCAGGAAAGCACAAACTGTTTTCCAACTGGGTTTAAAATTCATAACGTTTAATTGGGGTTTAGGTAATTCTGGCACACATTTCGTATCCATGCCCGTAGCCAGTAAAGCGGACGTAGAACGGTCATATAAGCGTACGGCGTTGCGATTTGCCGGAATGTCAACGATGGATGCTTCCATTAATAAGGCTTCAGTCACGGTTTCACGTGTCTGTCCTGGCAGAAGCAGCTCTTTATTGGCACTTGTGGCAATGATTTGTATACCGATGGATGCGGCGGAGAAAGTCCCTGCTTCATACTTCGCGGCTACCTCTTTGGAGAGGTCGTCTACCTTGTCGAAAATAGGAATAGCAGAAAGTTCATCGCCGTTTATCTGTATGTCTTCCCAATGGCCGATTGCTTTATAGTTCCCCCAGATGGGTGAACCTTCATCACGAAAATGCATATACAGCATGACCGGATTCTTTTTGAAGGCTTCAATATTGAGGCCTTCAGTGAGAACCCGGTAACCGTAGCAATTTACTGATGAATCGGAAAGAATGATGCGATTTTGACTCATTGCATTATTTTTGATGCAATGATACGCAGTTATAAAGAGGTGTAGAAGGACGCTATTCTGTCAGTGTTAATGCAGGATGAATGCAGGTTGCAGAGATGGATAACTCATAATGTCTGAAGTCTGACGGCTTTTCTCCTGGTATTTCTGCAAAGGTTCCGAACAGTGGATAATTCGGGTTACCAAAAATCCGCTTTTCATTATTGTTGGTAGTTGCGATCAGGATGGATCCGCGTGCGGCTACTTGTTCCAGTTCCGCTATCAATCGCTTATCAACCCCTGCAGAAAGCAGACTGATTATTGCTTTGTGTGTGTACAAGGTACCGGAACTCTCATTTTTGGGAGTGGCATCTACTGAGGCTCCACTTTGACGTAAGGGTAGTAAACGTTGGGTATCTTTGCTTTTCCGAAGGTATACGCCGGAGGGTGAAGTAACCGCAAAGTATGACAACTCGTCAATAAAGACAAGCTCAACAGATTTATAACCGCCTAAATTGTTCATAACTGGTTGATTATTAGTGATTGCGCGTGTTTTGTCACGCTTTTACTCCTGTTTTTACACTGTTTTTGCACGAAAATCGGACAATTAACTACACTTGCTTGGGTTAAATTTTTCGGGTGTATTGCCGTTTTTCTTCTTTCGGCCTTACCTTAGTTCGCCAACGATAGTAGTTTTTTAAAAACGCATCTTCCGTAAGAGAAGAAATTCCGTACTTGCTCATAAAGGCATGAATACCGACTATAAAGTTCACACCATACCGATGTTTCTGTTCGTCTACCGTATCATGTAATTCTGCCCACATAAGAAGTTCCAGTTTGCGGTTAATGATCATCTGTGACCGCATTCCGAGATAGTTGTATGTCTCCGGGTTCTTACCGATGGATCGTGCAGGTAGATAAATAGTCAGGTTTCCCTTATCTACCTGGTGATCGGCAGGGCGTTTCTCCAATAAATCATATATCACATGATAGATATCTAATGAATCGGGAAATCTGACCGCTGTATCCTCAAAGTTACAGAACTTCCCGATCAGGTATTCCCGGATATGTGCAGGTACATTTATCTTGGTAGTCATGGTTAATAGTAAAAGTGTATAGAGCTAAAGTAATAAAAATAAGTGGATTATATTGCTATCGGTCTACATTTTTAGTATCTTATAGCTAATTCCCCCCTTACGATATCAGTACTATTTTTTTGTACTTTAGTGCAAATTGTACCTGTGTTGTCTTTGTCTATTCTGATTATCAGTGTTTTACGCCCGTACAAAACGCGTACTTTTTCTGTACGGAATTTCATTCTGCGTACAAAACGCCATTTTGTACAAAAAAGTGCAATTCGTACCGTTTTGTACGAAAATCGTGCAGTGTTTAAATCTTTGATTTATAATGTAATAAATGCCGAAAAATAGGGCTTCGTACGAAAGTACAAAAATATTTCTATTTTTATGCAGGGTATTTTTGAAAAAGAAAAAAATAATAAAAAGAATATATAGTCACCCTCATTCCGCTTTTGCCGTCCATCGGCACATCTGTTCAAAAAGTTTGTTTCTAATGAAAGGGGTGGGAGGGGAAACGGAAGAAAACAAAGGCGGCAGTACATGCGTACCGCCGCCGATAGAATACTCCGCTCTGTGTTTCCGATAATACTCCGCCTTGTGCTTACAAGAATACTCCGCTTTGTGTTATCTGAAGTCACCTGGATAAAAGGTATGCGACACGAACTCATATTCGCGTGGCAGGCTCTTAACGCCTACAATCACGCAAATACCTCGTGCGGCTAGTTCATAAAGTCTTTGTGTGGTGATTACCGATCCGCGAAAATTGTAGTTGCTGCAGAGCACGAAATAAGCCGTCGAAAGATCAATCGAATAGATATCTTTCCGGATGATTTTAACGGCATCGGATTGAATCAGGGCAAAGCCGTAGCGAACTGCCAGGCGTGCGATCAGCTGCTCGCGCTCCTGGCTTGTTGGTGCTACTACTACCTGTATTTTATTCTCTTTTTTTATCATAATATTATTGCGTATGTCGCTAAAATTGCCTACCTTTACAGGGTAATAAATTGGGATATTATAGTCTTTTCTCTCCTTTGCGGTAGGGGCGCGACGGGATAAATTTGCAGCATCTTTTGATCATTGAATAATCATCCGAGAACTCCAACAGATCATCCGTTATACTTTTCCTGCATGTGTCTTCGATAATAAACAGACTTGCCACCTTAATAAACATATTCATAGTTTTCTTACTACAGTGATCTGCTATGCGCAAGACTTCACCCTCCTGAATGCTGAGTAACTTCATATAGACAGCATTATAAAAGTGCATAAACCGGGTGGGTTCCTGCTCATAAAGAGGATATAGTTCCTTAACTAATTCTGAATAAGTCGGTGCCATTACAATGAGTATATAGGTTCTAAGATAGCATCTATTAAGTCCAGGTAAGCGGGTTCATCTTCCGGTTCGTATGAGATCAGTATATCTATATTACCGCCGGAGGCCCTACCGATTTCCATGTGGATCGGCAAGTTATCTTCAAGTATCAATTCTGCCATGATCCTGGCTAGACGCGAGTCGATTGTTTTCTTTTTTAAGATCATATTAATAGTCTAATAGTTCATTGTCCGCCTTGGTCTGAAACGGCAGGTTTGGGTAATCATTTTCAGTATAATCATTGCTTTCGGGAGCGATATCTTTGCATCCGACTGTGAAGTATTCAACTCCGCCGGCTTTGTCGTCGACAATGGGATTACCGTCCTTATCAAACTGGTGGGGCTTACCGGTTACCGGATCATACTTATGCGGATTAAATGTGAAGCCTTTCCATTCGCAATAAAGTTTAAACTTCCTTTTGAATATAGTTGTACTGTTGAATATCTTTTTCTGAGCCGGGTCATAGTTGCAAAAAGAGTCATAGAGTTCTTTCCGTACCAACCTGGTATTGAGATGTGCCGGGTCTGAGAAATATTCGTCTGCCCAGGAAATCAGCGGTTCGGTGATTTCCTGGCGTAGCTTGCGCTGCTCAAGACGTTCGCCTGGTGCCTGGATAACTCCAAACTCAAGATAGAGCTGAATACAGTTTGCAAGCAGGTTCCAGGTGAGGTTCCATTGATCATAATCCCATTCGGAGAAGAACAAGCAGCCGAAATCATCTAATGGCTTATGTACGTCGTTATAGAAGTCGGAGAAAGCGATCAGCCATTGGCGATCCTTAAAGCTGGATCCGTTTCCCCGGATGGCATGATTCGTAGGTATGTAGATCTTGGCAGACTTGGCGAAAGGTATGGTTATTCTTCGACCGCCTTTATAGTTGATAGTCCAATCACCGGTAATAACCGGAAACAAAAACTCGAAGTTGAAGTTCTGAAGCACGTCATCGATGAATACCAGCTTTGTGTTTTCCTGCACATCATTCCAGATAAATTGATCACTGAAGATATCACTTCGTTTTCCGGATATATAGGCAGTAGGCACGACATTACGCATAAGCTCACCAATCAGTGACTTTCCGGAGCGTCCGTTAGACTCTCCGACTTCTGACTGCTTTCCGTCCATGCCGATCACCGCCCTGGCGACATTGTTGTCTTTTGCCTCCATCGCCATGTAGCCGATAGCACAAAGTTTGCTGAGTAAATGGATCCGGTTCTCATTCTCTTCCGCTTCTTCGATTTCTTCCGGACTTTTTCTCCACGTGAAATTACTGGCATTGATCAGGAACGTTAAGAACTGGCAGGAACTTCCATCTTTTGTAATATCATAACTACATTGGCCGTCCTTCATCTTGAAGTGGATCAGCGGTTCACCCAGGTACTTGGCAGGAATGGTTTTCTTCTGTTCTTCCCAGATATGGTGAGTAATGCTTTCATAACCGATTTCTTTTACTGTATCTTTATTGATATACCAACAGTTCTTATCAAAGTAGAGATATTGACTTTCCCGGTTCGGCTTGATGAAGTTGGGTTCGATGAATCCGAGCAGAGAAAGTTTGTCAGGCCCTACATATTGGGATACTCCTTTGATCAGCATTTCGTTAACCTCTTTTTTACAGTAATGTTTAGCGAACTGAAACAGATAATCGCGTGCGTCACTGGCTTCGATGGGGCGAACGACTGGCGGATCCAAGTGAATGAACTGAAAACTTCGATCCAGGCGCCGGAGGCGACCAAAGCCTCGGTTCTGCAAGAAATTCTGTGAGTTGACATAGCAAAACTCTATTTCCGTACGTTCGTTTCCGGAACGGTCACTTTTAGAAACTTCATTCCAAAACTTTTCATCATCATCAAAAGGTTGTGCCAGGACTAACGTTCCGGACTCATCGAACTTCCAGCGATATCGACCGAAAACAAACTCCGGAAGATTGATTAGCACATCTTTATGAAGTTCAGCAAAAGCCTCGTGCGTATGCAGACACCAAAATTCTTGCAGCTTGTGATCGGTTAAGGTGGTAACCTTAAACATCTCGACATATTTCCCTAAACCCTTCTTATCATTACAGGCATAATTTATATCTGTGGCCAGCTCGTCTTCTTTTCCTGAGAGAGTGTTTGCCAGGATATCGTCAAGCCCTTTATCTCCGGCGTCATTCTTCTGGATATGTCCGATGAAGATCTCGACATAGATATTGCGGTTTTTGAGTGTCCGCATATACTCTTTAAAGTTCCGGGCTGCATAGAAGAAATTTCGAGGACGCTTTTCTACCTGATCATTGATCTTTATATTCGTTGAGATGTCGTTCCAGTCTGAATCAAAGATAAACGCGACCTCTTTAACCTGGCATTCTGTGATGATACGCACCACATCTTCCGGTAGAGATCCGTTCATTCCAAGGTTCTGAATGCCGGAGACGGCAATCGACGGAATACCGTGTTTGCATGCCTTTTCCGCTTTCTTTTCTCCTTCCTGAATATAGAGGCGAGGAATAGGTGTTTTTTCCTTAAACATCTTACGTATGCGTTCCGGAATATACACCGGTGTTCCGGATCCGGGAGGCGACTTGTACTTAAAGGGTTTCCCTTCCTTGTCAAGATGTGAGTCCGGGAACTGCCAGCGGACCCGAAAGTATTCTTTCTTTTCGTTGGTTATACGTTTCTTACTGTCTTTGCGGTAGTAGGTGACAGGCATACCGTCAAGATCATAATATTCGATGATAACATCGTCGCCCTTGGTGATGGCTCCACGTTCATCAATAGTACCTGGGCGAAATGTTCTTAGCTCGAATATGGCTTGTTTATCATCGCTTTTATACACCTTTGCAGTAACATCCTCAAAGGTTAATCCGGAAGCAGCCAGCATACGCGCACAATAGCTGTCTACATCCACTCCTTTAGCTGCTTTACTGCCTTTTTTGAGCTTCTTTATCTTTTTAGGTTGGGGCTTCTCGTCCAGTAGGACATTGAACCTGTTAGCCAGGTGTTCAAGTGCTGCAGTGTATTCTTTGCCTTCAACTTTCATCAGAAATGAAAGTGCACCGCTGCCGTTTACCTCATGGCATGAAAAGCACCCAAAGACCTCTTTGTTCGGATTGATACTAAACTTTCGGGCTACCCCACAGTGAGGACAATCACAAACATAATTGACTCCGGATTTTCGGAGTTCATGAAAATCCTGTGCGACATCAAGTAAGTGACCTTTAGATGCCTCTGTTATTCGATCAATGTCATTTTTAGTAAAGTACATAGTTTCCTATTTAATCATTCTGCGAATTACGGCTTTTCTCTGATGTAGTGACAGGACTACATCAGATCAGCTAACGGCACTCATTTATATCAGTATTTATATAGCCATATCGTAGGTATAAATGAATGCAATCCGCAATCAGTTCCCAGATATACGCCCAATCTGTTGTATCCCATTCGTGATAAAATAATTTCCCGAAGTCACTTTCGACCCTGTGCTCTTGGCCATAGTAATCAGAAAACTGAAGTCGCCACATGCGATGTGTCAAACTGGGATCTTTGGATGTCAACGGTTGAGTGCTTGTCAATATGAGTTTTGGTGATTTACTGAATGGAAGAAAACTGTGCCGTCCACCTCTTTTGTTGATATACCAATCCCCTGTAATATTATTGAATAAGGTTTCTAATTTGAATGATTCTGAAAAATCCTCAATGAGGACTATCTTAATGTCCTCCGGCATTTCCGACCAAAGGAATGGATCACCGATTTTGCCTTGCACAATATACATTCGGGATATCTCTTTAAAAAGGTTTGCAAAGAGCGTTTTTCCGTTCCTGGTACCGGACTCACAGAATACAGCGCGAGGATTGTTTAGATCCTTGTACCCAATGACTAAATATCCTATTGCGCACAACTTACTAAGCAGATGCACATTGTTTCTGTATTCATTTTCAGATCCACAAGGTTCGATCATACTCGTACGTTTTAAAAACTGCAAGAAATCGCACCTCTCTGCATTCTCAGTTTGTGTGAACTTGCACAAATTGTTTCTATAAATTGCATCAATCATAATGTTTTTTTAAGTTATTATTCTCCTAACAGATAAATAAAATCATTGTCAATATAGATCTCATATATTGCATCGTTCGACTGATCAGCGCTCAACAGTCTAACTTCTTTTGACTTGTCTTCAATCTGAGCCAGTTTGTTGATAAGTTCCTGTGTTGTCATTTTTAATCCCTTTCATTGCTGTTTTTCATTAGTTACTTAATACTGTTCAGCCAATTTAAAGCACTCTGTAAATTGGCTGCATAGTCGGCATTATAAATATATGAAACTTCATCACCTGGTTTATAATCTCGATCATTGTCAGTTTCACCTAAAACAAACTCCATATTTGGAGTTCCCAGTTTATAAACACCTATACAATAAGTAGTACCTTCATGCTTGTTACTCCTTTTGATTGCTAAAAGAAAAATTCTTTGCTTCATTATATTACTCCTTTATATTTAGTTATTATCAAATTATATTGCTCTTTCTTTATCATCCCACGGGTTAAATTCTTCCTCAATCGGTGGATTTTCTTCATGGAATTGTTTCATTTCTACTTTGTTTTGAGCCTAATTAGGCTACATCGTTAATACTAATTTCTCCTTTCAAAACTCGCTCTACCTGCCTATCAAGTATTTCCTGAAACTCTATCTGACAGATAAGAGAGCAATCCGGTATAATCTCTTCCACTGGATCTCCTCTCCATGTTGGCAATTCATCTAGGAAGATACGTCCTTCTTTGTCTTTTAAGCAAGTAGCGCCAACGTCACGTTCAATCTGGGCTACCTCATTGAATACATCTGGAAAGGCATTCCGTATCTTATTCCAATAACCCATACCACCTTTGACACAACCGATACAATTATTGTTATTGTAGCCCATCTTGTACATGGCAGGAATTTCAATGCCGGCTTTCCAAAGCATCCCCATTGCATCCGGTTTTGTAATTTGGCGTTCAATGAGCGGGAACAAAGGTTTTGTGTCTGGGTATTGTTGTTTCAGTCGAATAGCCCGGTTTATTTCTTTCGGGTCATAATCGAATCCCCAAACTTGGCCATCCCAAGAACCAAGCTCCTTTTCCAACTTATACCGAACTTTCTTTTTCAGTTCAAGAGTACAAGCAGCACCATGCGCACCATTGATAAATCCTTTCCGTAGAACATCGGCTACGCAAGTATATCTGTCGCTTCGGATAGTGTGTATAGGCTGCCTGTACCACTTTTCACAATCTGCAAGGAATCGGGCATTATCAGGATGGCAAGAACCTGTTTCTATATAGTAGAATTGTATATCTTCGTATAAGCTCAATGCTATCTTACAAGCAACTGCGGATGTTGTTCCGCAAGAAAACCATGCTATTATCATTGCTATTCAATTATTATTATATACTTTTACACCGTTCAGTTTGGTGAATTTGTTAAACCTTAAAACATTATTCATAATGAAAGTAAATGTTTAGATAAATATAGACATAGCTACCATTGTTAAATGGTTGGTTATTCTAGCAATAGCGTTGGCTTAATTGCCTTCCACTCGTGACCGTCAAACGGTTGGCATACAAATTTATGCTAGGGGGATAATAGGTTGAAAAATCCTCCCCTGAGGACCCTAAACTAGTGTTCTGCCAAACTGAATTTAT